CTCACGGTACTGATGGTCAGATAATTACATATGATGCATCTGGTGCCCCTGTAGCAGTAGGACCAGGTTCAGATGGACAAATATTAACATCAACTGGTGCTGGTTCTCCTCCGGCTTTTGAAGCTGCTCCAACAGGTGGTAAAGTCAATCAAATTGTTCAATATACAGACAATGCTAATAGAGATTTAGGAACTACTGGCTCTTGGACGCAAGTACCAAGTATGGAGAAGGCTATAACAACTACTGACAATAGTAGTAAAGTTCTGGTTCAACATATGGGTGTTATGTATCAAGATTCTGCTGACCTAACAGCAGGCATAACAGTCTATAGAGACAGCACAAATTTAGGTTCAACAGAGTATGGGTTTAATGCTTTCTATGGTAATAACAATGACGTAGCCTGGAATGTATTTATTCATTATTTAGATACACCAGGTACGGCTGGAAGTTATACATATAAAATTTACTATAAAACTGATAAATCTGACGGTCACTATAACCAGTGGGTTGGAAGAATTAGTACTTCCGTAATCACTTTGACGGAGATATTACCATGACAGGGAAAGTAAAATTAATATCCGCAGGTGGCGGATCGGTATCACTTGCAACACCATCTACAGGTTCAAATAGAACAGTAACTTTACCAGATGCTGATTTAACAATACCTGTAACTAACTCTAGTGGTACGTTAACAACACAAGGGGATACTCTTTATAGAGATGGAGCTGGTATACAGAGACTAGCTAAAGGAACTGCAGGTCAAGTTCTGAAAATGAACTCTGGTGCTACAGCTCCTGAATGGGGTACAGATGCTGGTGGTACGTGTACCCTTGTAGGTAGAACAGTAATTTCTAGTGGATCTGCTGATGAACTTGATATAGAAGATACTGCTTTATTCGATGGTACTTACGATCGAATAGTACTTTCTTTTAGTGCTTTAGTATTATCTGCTGATGAGGGTTTTGTTATGGGAAGATGTAAATATGGTGGATCTTATCAAACTAGTTCTCACTATAATTACCATACAAGACATTGGAAAGGTAACGCAGAAGCTGTTCATAGTGGAACAACTACTTATGAAGATAATGGAGATAATTTCCATTTCTTGAAAGAGACAGGGAATGCAACTGGTGAAACTGCAACAATGGAGATTACTATTTGGAATCCAGGGAATACTTCAGTTTGGAAAATGATGGAATGGACTGGTACGATGGCGCAGAAAGATAGTAAAGCTTATATTATGAGAGGTGGTGGTTATTACCATAATACTTCTACCGGACAAGGTGCTATGCAAGGTTTTAGATTATATACAACAACTTACAGTGGTGGTACTGCAAACATAACCGATTGCATTGTTAACAAATATGGATGGAAAACATCATGAGTTATAAAAATCATAGAACTAGTGGAAAAGTTACCACTCATAAAGACTCTAATAATTTCAGAGTTGTGGATAAAGAAGAAGATGGTTATATTTCTATTTACGACCAATTAGATCAACTGTGGCACGATATAGATGACGGTAAACTTGACAAGACTGGATCTTGGTATCTAGGTGTCAAAGCTGTAAAAGAGAGGTTCCCTAAATCATGAGTCAAATAAAAAATAATGAGATTACCCATACTGGTAATTCAGGAACTTCTAATATAGTATTAGGATCTGCAGGTCAAGTTACGATGGCTGGTGACTTTACACCAAGTAAATTAAAATTAGGATCAGATGCTGCTGGCGATACAATGTACTCTAATGGTACACAGTATGTTAGATTAGCTAAAGGTACAGCTGCACAAGTATTAGCTATGAACTCAGGGGCAACAGCTCCTGAATGGGTAACAGGTGGCGTAGCAGCAACACATCAAAGTGTAGCAAAAGCATGGGTTAATTTTAATGGTACTGGTACTGTTGCTATTAATCAAGATTATGGAGTTAGTTCTATAACAGATCATGGTACTGGAGATTATACGATTAATTTTGATTCATCCTTTGCTGATAATGATTATTGTTTTGTAGGTATGGCTGAAAATGGAGAAGGAACCTCTAACCACGACTCTCATACAATAATAAGTGGATATTATGGTGGTCAAGCTGTAGGATCTTTTAGACTTGCTACTCTTAGAACAAGATTTGACCAGGAACCTCCACTATTTCAAGATTGTGCAGCAATTTGTGTAGCATTCTTCCGTTAATATTATGAGCAAAATTATTTATTCAAACTCAGATGGGACAGTTTCTATCATTACTCCTTCTTCTAACGTAAGTTTAGAAAGAGCTAAACAAGATGTTCCCTCTGGAGTTTCTTACGAAGTTGTAGATGACAATAAAGTCCCTACAGATCGTACATTTAGAAATGCCTGGGTAAAAGGTTCAGGCGTAGTTACAGAAGATGTAACCAAATCAAAAGCTTTAGCACATGGAACTAGAAGAAAAAAAAGAGCAGTAGAGTTTAAACCTCACGATGATACTATCTCTTTGAATATTCCTGGTACAGATACATCCGCAGCTGAAACATCTAGAGCTGCAATCAGAACTAAATACGCAACTATGCAAACAAACATAGATAATGCAACTGATATAGCTGGTATAAAAACAGCTTTAGGATAAATGTCTATCATCCTCCCAACCCCTAACCTACCCAAGGCACTGGACATCCCTCAGATGTACCTTAAACAGCCTACAGCGGACGTTCCGACCTTTCGCCCTATCGTCATACCCCCAGCTGATTTAGAACGTCCTGAGGAGACACAGGCAGAGGAGAGTGAAAAGACAGAACAACCTGAATCACCCAAGTTAAAGATACCTGTAATAGATATAGAAATGCCACTACCTGAAACAGCGGTGGTGGTAACGGCTGTAACTACAGCTGTGATAGCAGTGACAACTACAACTGTTACTCAATCTTTATTTGAACCAATCAAGAAAAAGGTTCAAAAACAACTACAAGCTAAAGTTAATAAATGGAAGGAAAACCAGAAGAAAAAAAAGGACTCCTTGGAAAAATCAAAGACGGAATAGAGGACCAAGAAGCCCAAATCCAGATCCTTGGTACATTCGTCAGACTTGGCGTTGTTGTCTGGTCTGGGTTTATTATAACTCTTAACTATGTAGAACTGCCTATGATAAAGAAATCTGGTAACTCGGATATCACGTTCGTAGCTTCGGTGTTTACCGGAGCCTTAGCGACATTCGGTTTGTCTACTGGTAATAGTAAAGACAAAGGTGCACCCATCAATTGTCCTGCATTACAGACCCATAAAAAGAAGGAAGAATGAAGAAATGGCTTTTTCTCTTCCTACTGTTATCCCCCTCGGTAGTAAGAGCAGAGCTCGTCACACCCCAGTTCACCCAGGGTTCGATGAACTCTACAACCACAACGGTCCAAGAAGTAACCGAGGAAATAACCACGACTACTTACGGATCCGCATTAAACTCATGGAGTGGGGACAATATAACCCATACTTCAACCTCATCAGGAGGTATAGCCGACTCAGACTCGGTATTCAACATGACAACAGCTGGCTCAGACTTCTCTTTAGAAGTAATAACAAGAGCAGCCAGCCAGGTACTGTCAGTAACAGAGATAGAAAGAGAAATCGAAACTACCTCTACTACGGTATCCTTATCAGTATTCTCACAATAAATCCTGTAAAAGCTGATGAAGGTGAAACGAATAACACTTCCAACCCTGTGGCAGCTGCAACCGGAAATGTTACCAATCAAGCTGTGCAATTCCAAAATAATGGAGCTCCAAGTCGCCAGGTCTATGGACCCAACATTAGCTGTAATGGCGCAACGATGACCTTTAGCCCATTCTATATGGGCAATCACACAACTCCGTTTGATGATGAGATGTCTCAACAAAGCTATACAGTAGCTGAGAACTGGGGTGGTCAGATTAATTTCATGATACCCCTTGATGGTTCTCTTGTTGAACGTTGTAAATCTATAGCAGCTAGACAGCAATCAAAGATGGAACTCGACTATGAATTAGTTAGAGTTAAAAATTGTGCAGAGTTACAGCAGAAAGGATTTATGATACGTCCAGGTACGCGTGTTTATCACATGTGTAGCGACGTTATCCCTATATCTGCATTTAAAAAACAAGTCGCTGAAGCACTAGCTAAAGCAAACCCACCACCACCTAAGAAATGGTGGCAGAAACTTAACCCCCTAAGCAAATGATCGTATTAATTAAACCAGTTCTATTCGCATTTATTAAGTCTACTGCAGTCAAGCAGTTAATAATTGATCTTTTAGAAGGTTTGGTATCCTCCACAGAAAACACCCTAGATGATAAAGCAGTCGCTATGGTAAAACTAGCATTATTCCCTGGAGAAAAGTAACAATGAATCAGAAAGGAAAGAAAACTAAGTTAGTTCAAGGTGGTACTAATGACCTTGGTAATCAAGCTAGCGCGATATCAGTTATTAAACCTTTTATGAAGACTCACTCTACAAAGAATCCATTCGATCCTAAGTCTCCTAATGTACGAACAAGAACCTACCAACATCCTAATAAAAGATTTAAAGCTACAGGTAGTTGGGATAAAATATAAAACATTATGAAGAAAGCCACAGAAACCCAATTCAATGAATTACATAACCTCGTTACAACAGAATTCCTGAAAAGGGTGAAAAGTGGCGAGGCTTCAACACAAGATTTAAAAGCAGCATGTGAATGGCTGAAGACCAATGATATCAGCGGTGTTGCGTATGATGGTAACCCATTAGATAAACTTAATAAGATTATGCCTAAAGTAGACCCTGAACTTGTACACCGGAGGTTACATGGCGCGAGAAACAAGTAATCCACGTAAGACCGCCAGTCATTATAGGAGTAATTCTAAGTCACGTGCTAAACATGTGAAAGATAATAGTCCTGGCGGCAAGTATGCACACTCTAATGCATATAAAAGAAGACATGCTAAGCTAGCAGATAAGCTTGGTACTAAAGGAACTAATAAAGATGTCTCTATTAGAAACGGTAAGGCTACCGCTGAAAGCCTAAAGATCAACCGCGCTAGAGGCGGAGCACAACGTAAGTAACTATGTCTACTATTAATCCTAAAGCATTTAAACGTACTCCTAAACAAAAATTAAGGGATTCAACTAAAGATGGTGATACTAAAACAATTAAAGGTGAGAGGTTTAAACAAGTAGCAGGTAAATGGAAGAAAATTAAGAAAAGTCCTGGTAAAATAGTAGATCGCAGTAGAAATACTGCATACGGTTAGGAGGTATGTAGATGTCACACCATACTGCAGACCATATTAAAATCCAACTAATGGAAGATGGTCGTCAAGGTATTTTTATAGACAGTAGACATAAGGATATAATTAAAGATGGTAGAAAACTAAATCAAAAACAAGCATTTAAAGATAGTGTATTCGACTTTGCAGATAAACGTAAAGGTAAAGGAGGTACGCGGAATCTTAAAAACTTAGTATTTACACACCCTACTGCAGGTAAGATAAAAATAGATTTGGGTGCAAAAGGTAATTTACATGTAATTGATAAGAACGGTAATGTACAAAAAATAGCACGTATTAATACTGCTTTAAAAGGAGGCATGGGTGCTGATGAAGGTGACAACCCTCTTGCTACAAGAGATAAAGTTATACGTAGTACTAAATTAGAAACTCAGGGAAGTGCTGAAAGTCAAAAATCCACAAGGTTACGTGACTTTAAGGTTGGTACAAAAAACCCTGCAGCAGGTGATGCTAAAGGATACACAAGATGGAATAAATTTATAAAAGGTATAATACACCATTCTGGTCCAGCTCGTATTATAAGTGCAACATTACAAAAATTTGAAAAGATAAATAATCCAAAATGGAAACCTACTGATGGTCTATCAAAAGCAGGTAGGAGGTTTGCTAGAAATATAGAGAACAGATTAGGTGCTCATACTGTTAATTCTATTTTGAATATGGATTTTTATCCTTCTGCAGATATCCATAATAAAGCGCATAGAGTATTAGAAGACGTTGGATTAGATACTAAAAAGATTAATAAAACCCTTAATAATCTTTTAAAAGAAGTTCCTAAACCTAAAGCACAGACTACATCTAAAGGTAAAATTTCAACAATAAATCCTAGAACTGGTAGAGTAGAGATGGTACCAGATGATCCTGGTGCTAGAGCAGTGCAAAGTGCTAAAATAAATAAATTATACAATTTTGTGAAGCAGAGTGTAGTACCTGGTATAGAAGCAGTTAAAAAAGGAGTAGGTGATTATAGTTTAAGAGGGCATCTTACTAAAAAAGGTGCTGCGGCAATAGAACACAATCCACAGAAACTTAATCTTCTTATTAATAAAAACAAGATAACAAATCCGAAAGGATATATGAAACCTAGCACGAAACCTAATCTTAATCCTGGTGTTAATTTGAAAAATCTTAGGATATCTCCACGTGGAGGAAGCAGCGGAACCAGTTTCAATTATCTTAATATTGACAATACTTCAGGTTCGGATTCACTATATAGTATACGGTCGACGCAAACAAGGTCTGGACTTAGAGAGATATTACCTGTCCCAGGAGAATTTTTGGGACTTGCGAATTGATACAATTTAAAAATCGGTAAATAAACTATGGCAAGCAAAGCAGAATCACTAAAAATTAATAAAAAGAAAGATCAAGCTATTGTTAACGGTAAATTAATTGCATCTTCAAACGTACCTGACGATTTAATGGTAGTTGGGTACCGTATGGTTAAGGGTGTCAAAGTTCCAATTTATGCTGAAAGAGATCCAGAAGGTTTTTATTCTGGTAGAAATCGGAAACCAAGATGACTAACGTCTTAACTGCCCTGCAAGATGACTTTAAACTATTCCTCCAGGCATTATGGGAACAACTCGACTTACCTAGTCCAACGCGAGCCCAGTATGCAATTGCTGACTACTTACAGAACGGTCCGAAGCGTCTCCAGATTCAAGCCTTCCGTGGTGTTGGTAAAAGTTGGATTACTGGAGCATTTGTTCTTTGGACTCTATTTAAAGATTCAGAAAAGAAAATAATGATTATTTCTGCCTCTAAAGAGAGAGCAGACAACATGTCGATCTTCCTACAAAAACTAATCATTGAAACCCCATGGCTAAAACATCTCCAACCGAAAGCAGACGATTCACGCTGGAGTCGCATCAGCTTCGACGTAAACTGTTCTCCTCATCAAGCCCCAAGCGTAAAGTCGGTGGGCATAACTGGTCAGCTGACAGGAAGTCGCGCAGATTTAATGATCTTGGACGACATAGAGGTGCCTGGAAACTCCATGACGGAGCTAATGCGTGAGAAGTTACTTCAACTCTGTACGGAAGCCGAGAGTATCCTTACCCCCAAAAACGATAGCCGTATTATGTACCTTGGGACTCCTCAGACTACTTTTACTGTTTATCGTAAGCTGGCAGAGCGTGCGTATCGCCCCTTTGTTTGGCCCGCAAGATACCCCCGTAAAGGAAGTCTCAGTAAGTACGACGGACTCTTAGCACCACAGATCCAGGAAGACCTCGATTCAGGTGCTGAAGAATGGGATTGTACAGACCCAGATAGATTTGATAATGACGACCTAATAGAACGTGAAGCATCTATGGGTCGTTCTAATTATATGCTTCAATTTCAACTCGACACGAGTTTAAGTGATGCTGAGAAATTTCCTCTTAAGATGTCTGATCTGGTTGTCACTTCTGTCAACCCTAGCTTGGCTCCCGACGCTTGCGTATGGTGCTCAGACCCCCGTAACGTTATCAAAGAGTTACCCACTGTCGGATTACCAGGAGATTACTTTTACTCTCCTATGCAACTACAAGGGGAATGGACCCCCTACTCAGAAACAATATGCTCAGTGGATCCAAGCGGCAGAGGAACAGATGAAACAGCGGCAGCTTATATTTCCCAAAAAAACGGGTTTCTCTACTTGCATGAAATGCGTGCGTACAGAGACGGGTACTCAGACACTACCTTGCTAGATATCCTTAGAGGTTGTAAAAAATATAATGTTACTAAATTAGTTATTGAAACTAACTTTGGTGATGGTATGGTTTCTGAACTATTCCGTAAACATCTCCAACAAACTAAACAAGCTATAGATGTAGAAGAAGTTAGAGCTAATGTCAGAAAGGAAGATAGAATCATTGATTCGATGGAGCCGGTTCTTAATCAGCATAGGCTTATATGTGATAAGTCGGTTATTGATTGGGATTATAACTCTAATAAAGAAGAGGCTCCAGAACTTCGTCTTATGTACATGCTTTTCTATCAGATGTCTCGCATGTGTAGAGAAAAAGGAGCTGTTAAACACGATGATAGATTGGACTGTCTGGCCCAAGGTATCAAGTATTACACAGATGCAATGGGTATCTCAGCCTATGAAACCGTTAAACAACGTAAACAAGAAGACTGGCAAGATATCCTAGACACATGGACAGATGATGCACAAGGTGTTGCTAATCATATGGTATTAGGTATGGATTTAAACCAACGTAGAGAAGCTAGAGGTAAGGTAGGTAAAAAGCCTGTCCCTACTTGGATCTGACCAAGCCCTGCCTTATACAGGGAGAGGGAAGGGTGGACCCTCCCCCTATGAGGAAGACGCTCTACTTCGTAGACCTCTTCCTCTCTCTTAAAAGCTTAATACTTGATGATACATGATGACACATCCACACCACTCACGCAGCGAAGTGAGCGAAGCGAACGTAGCGGAGTCTATTCATCCTAATCATCCCTATTATACTGTATGCATACTGATTGGAGAGAAGAGTATAAAGATATGAAGGTTCTATCACCTTACCAAATCCAACTACTGGATGAAGGTCCACATAGCTTATCGCAATCATGGATCTTAGGAGCAATGCATACCGATTGGAAAAGAAAAAAAGGTATATCTGATCCTGAACTACCTGATTGTCAATCATCCTTTAAAGAATTTAGTAAATCCCACTCATGACAGCACCTAAACAACATAAACAACGGTATTATTATATATTCTGGTCTATTGCTACATTAAGTGTGGTGATTGGACAGATATGTGTGGTTAATACCTATAACCGCCTATCTGACAACTTAGAATACGTTATTATTGAACAAGCCCGAGCGAAAACTACTGAAACTGCAAACTAAAGCACAAGAATGTGTATCTAGAGATAAAGCAGTTAAGATATTAAAGAAGAGTGAGAAGTGGTCTCAAAAAAATAAAATAAATGTCTGAAGGCACAGCTTATTGAGAATCATTTTCAATTACCCCCATGCCCCCTGAGAATTCAGTGCTGGCCGCTCGCTTCGCTCGCTTTCTCTATACTTTTTTGCATATGTTGCCCCGCTAAATCCTTATTGAGAAACGAGCCCCAGCAGATGAGAATGACTCTCAATAGCAAGAGTGAAAATGGTTATCATTCTCGCTCGCTTCGCTCGCTATGTTACACATAGTGGTATGATTACACGTGCAATGTATCAACAACTGCGCGCAATTAGAGCGAGTTGCGTAGCAACGAGCGGGTGATTAGTTGTGCTTATGTGTTACATTACGCGCTCATCTGTAGCGTTGCGTGTTACTTAGCGGACATACAGTTGTTATCATTATTACAGAGTGTTAAGGTTCAGCAGTATCCGCACCAAACCGAGATGGTCCATGCTATAATTAAAATGTAAACAAATGAGGTCAAACTTATGACAACTGATAGACAACAACTAGCGATGAATCTATCCTATCTTGTTAAGAATGAGGATGTAATCCCTGGTCCATTGTTGAATGAAATTCTCCTTGAATATGTTGAACTAATTAACAACAATCGCTTGGATGATTTACTTACTTACACTAACAATGAAGTTGAATCAGATTTAGGGAGAGGATAACACCTACTCCCTTGGGATTATGAAAGAGTTACTAACACTAACATGGGTGCAATTCCCATCAATCTCATTGATACTAATTGATTCACAGTCAATCGGTTATGTATCATTATTACAGAGTATGAAGTAAGCTTGACTT